CCTTGGATGATCCGCTTCGAGCAAGCTTTCTCCGACCTTCTCCCCCGCGGCCAAGTCGCCAAGTTCAACGTGGACGCATTCCTCCGCGCCGACACCCTTACCCGCTATCAAGCCCACGAAATCGGACTCCGGTCCGGTTTCCTCACTACCGACGAGGCGCGAGCCCTCGAGGATCTCCAGCCCATGACCGGAGAGCAAGCCGACGAAGGCCCGCTCGAAATAGACGACGAGGAGAGTCTCGATGTCCTCTAGCCCCGAAACCCGCGCCTACGACCTCGACCTCGAAGTCCGCTCCACCTCGGAGCGGATCGTCGCCGGGATCGTCGTCCCCTACAACGTCGAGCAGCGCATCAACCGCTCCCTCGTAGAGGTTTTTCTCCCCGGAGCGTTCGCCGCGGTCACCCGCGCCGCGCACCGCGTAAAGCTCCTCTCGCAGCATGAGACCGCGCACCTCGTCGGCCGCGGCCAGCTCCTCCGCGAAGAAGCCCGCGGCCTCTACGGCGAGTTCTACGTCTCCAAAACCCAGCGAGGCGACGAGCTCCTCGAGCAAGTCCGCGACGGCTCCCTAGACCAGTTCTCCGTCGGTTTCGTGCCGCTGAAGGACAACCGCCGCCCTAACGGCGTCGTAGAGCGCGTCCGCGCCCATCTCGCCGAGGTTTCGCTCGTCACGTTCGGCGCATACGGCGAAAAAGCCCTCGTAGAAGCCGTCCGCGAGGTTTCTACAACTCCGAACCTTGACGCCGCCCGCGAAATCTTGAAAGGGATATAACAATGCCCAGCCCACAAAGAGCCGTCACCGTTACGAGCACCGCGACCCTTTTGGTATCCGCCGATCCAACTAACCGGCCGGTCTGGCTGCAAATCATGGGAAACGTCACCGTATATGTCGGCGACTCTGCGGTCACGACCGCTAACGGCTTCCCCATGGCGAAACACGCCGCCCCGATCCAAAGCTCACTCGGCCCCGGACAAGCCCTCTACGGGATTACCGCCGCGGGAACGACCGAAGAGGTCCGCATTTTCACGGTTCCCGAGGACTAATGCCTTGGCATATTGAGAGCGATCACCCGGAATGCTCCGGCTACGGAGTCGTTAAGGACGGCACTCGCGAGCTCGAGGGCTGCCACCGGACACTCGCCCAAGCCGAGGCCCAAATGGCCGCGCTCTACGCCTCCGAGCCCGAGGCCCGCGCCGCCGGCGAAATGGACGACCTCGAGGACGACCCGGAAGGCGAACGCGAGCAGCGGATCGTTACCGACATTGACGGGACTATCGTCCTCAACGGCACACGCCCCGTCCGCCGGATCATTGACGAAATCAATTCGGCCGGGATCACCGTCTACGTCCTTACCGGCCGCCCCGAGAACCGCCGCGCCGAAACCGAGCAACTCCTCGCCGACGTCGGCCTTGTCTATGACGAGCTTTATATGGTCGGAAGCCAGCAAGCCAAACGAGCCAAAATCGCCGATCTCGCCTCCGAGTACAACATCGTTACGGCCTACGAAAACGACGCAACCGCCCGAGCGTACTACGAGACCTTCGGCGTCCCGCTTGCGAGCCTTCGGTCGCGGAGCGCCTACGTTGAAGAAATGCTCGCGGAGTTACGCTCGGCGCGTTATTCTTCCAATAGCGACACCCCAAAGCTAACGGACTGACACCTCGCCAAGGGCGACACCTCACCGGGAAGCGGCGACACCTCGAAGCCCCAAAAGCCTTCACCGCACAAAGGATCATTCCATGAACGCATTTCTTCACAAGTTGCAGGAGCAGCGCTCCGGCAAGACCAGCCTCATCGACGCGACGCTCAACCGCGCCGCCGAAGAGGACCGCGACATTACCGAAATCGAGCTCGCCAACATTCAGGCCCTTAAGCTCGAAGTCGAGAAGCTCGACGAGCGCATCGGCCAAATCGCCGACCTCGAAACCCGCAACGCCGCAAACGCCGAAATTGCCGCCAAGCTTGACGCTTCGGCCCCGGCCGAAACCCGTCAGGGCGGCTACCGCGTCGTTTCCGAGGAGCCGACCTACCACTCCCGCGGCGGCCACGACTTCCTCTCGGACGCCATCGCAGCCGAGTTCGCCGGATCGTACGAAGCCCGCGAGCGCATCGCCCGCTACCAAAACGAGGTCCGCGTCGAGAAGCGCGACTCGGGCTCCACGAACTTCGCCGGTCTCGTTGTGCCGCAGTACTTGGTAGACCAGTTCGCGACGCTCCGCCGCGCCGGTCGCCCGGTCCTCGACATCTCCACGAATGCAGCTCTCCCCGCGTCGGGTATGACCGTGAACATCGGTCGCCTCACCACCGGCGTCACGAGCTACGTTCAGGCTTCGGAGAACACCGCACCCACCGAATCGAGCCCCGATGACACGCTCCTCACCGTGAACGTGAACACCGTGGCCTCGATGTTCGACATCTCGAAGCAGGCCATCCTCCGCGGAACCGGCGTCGAGACCCAGCTCCTCGGCGACGCGATCCGCTCCTACCAGTCCAAGCTTGACTCGCTCGCCGTGAACGGCTCGGGCTCCAGCGGCGAACACCGCGGCATCCTGAACACTTCGGGAATCAACGCCACGACCTACACCGACGCGAGCCCCACTTGGGCCGAGTTCTTCCCGAAGCTTGTGGAAGCGATCCAGAACATCTCGAGCAACTTCTACGGCGGCGCAACGCACATCGTCGCCCATCCGTCGCTCATCGGATGCTGGCTCCGCGCCCTCGACTCCACGAACCGCCCGCTCTTCAACGCAACGGCCGGTAACCCGTTCAACGCCCCCGGCACGTTCGACCGTCCGGCCTACGACATGGGCGGCCTCCAGATCCTCGGCATCCCGGTCGTGGCAGACGCCAACGTCCCGACGAACCTCGGAACCGGAACGAACGAGACCGCGGTCATCGTCGGCGACTTCCGCGAGAGCTACATCTGGGAGGACAACGGCGGCTCGCCGCTCTACGTCCGCTTCGAGCAGCCCGACGGAAACATCGCTATCCGTACCGTCGTGTTCGGTTTCTCGGCCTACACGGCCGGGAAGTACCCGACCGCGTTCTCGGCGATCACCGGAACCGGCCTCATCACGTCCACTTGGGCCTAGTAGCAAAAAAGGGAGGGCCGAGCAGACGGCCCTCCCTATGCTGAAAAAATGCTGAACGACGCGATAATCCGAGCCCTTAAAGCAGAGTTAGAGGGCTACCTCCGACGCGGGCTTCAAGCTCGAGCGGAGCAGGTAGTCGCGCAACTCGTCGCCCTCGGATGCTCGGATATCCTTTCGACACGGCCGTCCGGGGCTCTGCCATCCGGGGGCGACTCAAAACCCGTTAAGAAACCCGTAAAGAAGGCGGCGAAGAAGTGACGATCACTAACGGCTACGTCACCCTCTCGGAAGTCAAGACCTACCTAGACATTCCGCAGGCCGACACAACCGAGGACGCGCTCCTCGAGCAAATCGTGGAAGCCGCCTCCCGCAGCATTGACCGCATCGCCGGACGCCGCTTCTACCTTGACGGCGTAGCCTCCGCCCGCTACTACCGCACCAAGGACGCCTACAGCCTCCTCGTAGACGACATCGGCACAACTACCGACCTCGCTATCGCCCTCGACACCTCCGGCGGCGGAACCTACCCCACCGCCGCGGCATACCAAACCGACTTCATCGCCGAGCCCCTTAACGCGCTCGCTAAGGGCCGCCCGATCACCCTTCTTACGATGGTCGGCCCTTACCTTTTCCCGTACCCGTTTAACTTCCGTCCCGGCGTCCGTGTTACGGCCCGCTGGGGCTGGCCGACCGTCCCTGACGACATCACCGAAGCCACCCTCATTCTTTCTGCGGATCTCTACAAGCGGAAGAGCTCCGTCGGTGGCGTCCTCGGTCTCTCCGAGCTTGGCGCTATCCGCATGAGCCCACTCGGCCGCGACATCGCCGCGATGGTCCGCGCCTACCGTCGAGAGGTTCTCGGTTGAGCGCGAACATTTCGACGCTCCGCGCTAACGCCGCTACGCTCCTAGACTCGATTACCGCTATCCGGAAGGTCTACGACTACATTCCGGACACCGCACCGCCGACGCCGTGCGGGATCGTCGGGAACGTCACGGTCACATGGGACGAGTCCATGCAACGCGGCCTCGACGTCTACGAGTTTGACGTTCTCGCCGTCGTGGCCCGCATGAGTGAACGCTCCGGGCAGGATGAGCTCGACGCGCTCCTCGCCGGGACCGGCGTCGGCTCCGTGAAAACCGCGCTCGAGGCCGGGACACCAGCCCGCACTCTTAACGGCGCGGTCTCCACTTTAAGAGTCACCCGCGCTACACCGATCTCGGTTACAATGGGCGGCGTAGAGTTTTTCGCCTACAGATACGAGGTAGAAGCCTATGGCTAGTTACAAAGTCGTCGCCGACAACATCGCCGGCAAATCGCCGGGAGACACGATCACCGACGAAGAGCTCGAAGGGTGCAACATTGACGCACTCATCGAAGGCGGCCACATTACCGCCGACCCATCCACCAAAACCAAGGCCGAGAAGGAGTAACCCGTGGCCGTATTTGTCCTCACCGACGCCTCCGTCACCATCAACAGCGTGAACTTGAGCGCCTACGTTACGAGCGTGACGCTCAACTATGAGCGCGACACCATCGAAACGACCGCGATGGGAGCCACCGGTCACGTTTTTACCGGCGGCCTCTATAACATCAGCTGCGACATCACGTTTAATCAGGATTTCGCCGCTTCGCAGGTCGCCGCAACCTTGGACCCGCTGATCGGAACGCCGACTACGGTCGCCATTAAGCCGACCTCGGCCGCTACCTCCGCCAGCAACCCCCTGTATAC